TCGGTTGTGATTGACAAGGACTCCGTCCTCCTCGAAGCCGAACAAAAAACTCCGGTCGTTGTGATCGGAGCAATCAAGCGGTGGAAAGAAGACGTTCCTTTTGGTGAGGACTACATGCCGAAGATTGCTTCTAACGAAGCCGACGCAAAAAGCCTCGCCCTAGAGAGCAGCTACGACGTAACGGAGTTTGCTGAAATCATCCTGCTTATCCCACAAGTCGGTGATGATGACACAATGTTCCCTTACCCAATCGGTGACACCAATTATCAGATTGGTCGCATCACCGTCCAGAAGGATGCCTACCGCATGACATACAAGCGTCTGTTCACCTTCTCGACGTTCAACCCTGACGTTCCAGTCTCTTCCCGATTCTGGAACTTCGGAACTGAACTGATGTCCAAAGGAAAGTATAGCTGGTATGTGCCAATGCTTGCTGCCACTAAGGAGAGTGTTCCGGTTGAAGTCGCAGAGTTCGCAACGCGCCTAACAAAAGGAGGCGGCCAGTGAGCGCAGTCGTACTTGATAACCCACTCGCTATCCTCAAGCGGGAGGCAGACACCATCCGCGCCGTGCTCGGTAAGATCGACGGCGACATACGCCAAATCGAAGACCAGATCACTGAGTTGATGGTACAGAAGGCATCTCTAAATATTGTGGCAACTGCCATTGATAACGAGATGGATCGTATCCGCACAGCCCCACGACAACTCGAACAACTTGAGTTGGATCTGGGAATAGAGTAACACTACCCAACCCGCACATTACACCTAATAAGTGCAATGTGCGGGTTCACTTTATCTTCACTTTAGTATTGACAGTCAATCCTAAGACTTTATCCTGCCACTATGAGTTCTTGGAAAAGTATACCTAATTTTGGTGGGCAGTATCAGATTAACCTTAATGGTGAGGTCCGCATCCACCCCTCTTTCAAAAGAGAGAACCGGATTAACGCCCTCAAAGCTGGTTCTCCGGTGTCTGTTCATACTTCGTCGGATGGCTACCGTAGAGTGAACCTCAGACGGCACGGGAAGCAGGGGTCATATCACATACATCGTCTCCTGCTTTTGACCTTCCGCCCCACAAAAAACACAAAACTACAGGTAAACCACATTGATGGAGACAAGCTGAATAATAGTCCCGACAACCTTGAATGGTGTTCGCAGATATATAACCTGCGCCACGCATGGGAGACCGGACTTCGCACGCAGCCGTGTCATGTCAAACTTACTGAAGATCAGGTGAGGGAGATTCGAGCGACCTACTCCAAAAATGGGCCTTTGACTCAAAAAGCTCTAGGGAAAAAATATGGGGTGACTCATTATGCGATTCACAAGATCGTAACTCGCAAAAACTGGAAACACATTTAACTACTACTACTACTATCAATTATATGATTACTTATGCCCTCGATTGGGAATCTTACTACGATGGAGATTGCTCCATCACAACTTTAGGCCCTAGAGGCTATTTCTCGCACCCGTTATTCGACGCTTACATGGTGACTGTCGCCGGAGATAATGGGTTTCGCTTCGCCGGACACCCCGACGATTTCGACTTTTCGATACTTACAGGTAATCGTGTGCTATCCCACAACGCTTCATTCGACGAAAGCCTGTATCTCTACGGGGTTGAGGTTGGTTGGTTCAGCCCGTGCACGCCCGCTGAGTGGCATTGCACAGCTGATATGACGGCCTTCCTAGGTCTTCCACGATCCCTGAAGAACGCATCAGCAGCGGTATTCGGTTTAGAGATTAGCAAGACTACACGCGACAACATGAAGGGTAGGCAGTGGAACTTGATGACCGACGACTTCAAGAAAGAGGTCACCGAGTATGCCATCAAGGACTCCGAGCTCTGCTTACGCTTGTGGCAGGAGCTGTCCGACGGGTGGCCCCAAACAGAACGAGACATCAGTGAGCTTAACCGAAAGGTGGGGCAGCGGGGCATCCCCATTGATACGACGTTACTCAAGAAGAACCTCGAACAGATCCGAACCGAACTGTTTGACGCAGAGCAGTCCATCCCTTGGGTTGGAGACAGCACCCCGCTGTCACGCAAAGCGTTCAACAACCAGTGCCGAGCCCAAGGTATCGTACCTCCGGCTTCGCTCGCTGCCGGTAATGAAGAAGCAGACAAATGGTTTGCCACGTTCCAAGAAGCATGCCCTTGGGCACGCGCTGTGCAGAACTATCGGCGTATCAATGCTCTCCTCCGTAAGCTGGAAGCGTTCGATAGCGGAACGATGCCTGACGGCAGATACTACGGCGGCTTGATGTATTGCGGCGCTAACCCAACGGCGCGTTTCAGCGGGTCTGGCGGGAACCTTAACCTACAAAACCTTCCGAGGGAGGAGATGTTCGGCGTAAATTTCCGCCACATGATTAGACCGAGGGACGGATACAAGCTGGTTGTTGCCGACTTATCGCAGATCGAAGTCCGTACCTTGTGCTGGCTTACCGAAGACAGGAAAGCCCTCGACCTTATTCGCGATTCGGACGACATCTACCACGCGTTCGGCGTGCTGTTGGGTCTGCACGATCCGGCTAACGGACAGCTCAAAGACTTTGATCCCAAGCTGCGCCACAAGATTAAATCTATCGTACTCGGCTGCTTCGGTCCAGAAACAAAGGTGTTGACAGATCGTGGTTGGGTCGATATCGTCGGAGTCAGAGATACGGATAAAGTATGGGACGGAACACAATGGGTACACCACGAAGGACTCCTCTACCAAGGAGTGCAGGAAACGATATCGCGGTTCGGAGTGGAAGCGACTTCGGATCACGAAATCCTGACGGAACATGGATGGCGGGAGTGGAACGAAATCCAACGATCCGAAAAGGATTTGAAGTCGGCGCTAGTCATGGCGAGTTTACCATCTTGTCATACGAGCGAACAACGCGAAACGATGGCCGGACTGGGTGGAATCCGCTGGTCAAATGTTCGTGCGGCTGGAGTGGAACTGTTGACCGCAATAATTTGCAAAGTGGAAAAACTACTCGATGTAATTGTTGCGCCAAACAAGCATCTGCGCGTACAACAATGCGTAAATTCGGGTACGCTAAATTTGTACCAGACTCAGCGCATCGGGAAAGATTGCTCAATAGAATTAGTGCCATCTACAATAGGTGTCACAACCCGAACGACTCAGGATACCACCACTATGGTGGTCGCGGAATTTGGGTATATGAGCCTTGGCTCTGCAATAGGCCAGAGTTTCTTGCGTACCTCATCACACTTGATGGGTGGGATCAACCACATCTTCAACTCGATAGGATCGACAATAACAAAGGTTACGAGCCGAATAATCTACGGTTTGTTACCCCGATGCAGAACGTCCACAATAGGCGGTCTGTTAAGAGTTTGCAAAAAAGAATCCAAGAGCTGGAGGAGGAAGTCAGAAGTCTACGATCTGAAAAATTGCGGGCCAAACAATCGGTTCACAGTTAAGACAGATTTCGGTCCGATTCTTGTCCATAACTGTGGGTATGGAATGGGGGCCACCAAATTCTCCACATTCAGCGGCATGTCTATGGAGGAGGCTGAGAAAGCAGTTAAGCTGTACCGTGAGCGTATGCCCACAGTGCCAAAGTTCTGGCGTTCACTCGACCAGAATATGGCAACTGCCTGTGCTGTCGGCGAGCCCTTCGAGCTGAAACTCCCGTCCGGTAGATCACTCCGCTACGGAAAGATCAAGCGGATGAAGGAAGCTGGTTCAATCAATCGGTTCCGCCACATCGGAAAGATCGTCCGCAACGGACAACTGCGGGACTTCCAACTGTGGGGCGGTATCCTTACCGAAAACATGTCACAGGGATTAGCGCGAGACATCTTCTCAGACATGATGCTGCGGGTAGATGCGGCTGGTTTTCCGGTGATTCTACATGTGCACGACGAAATGGTCTGTGAGGTGCCAGAGGCGCAAGCCGAAGAAGCTCTTGCACAAATCATGGAGATCATGTCCACTCCTCCGTCATGGATACCAGATATTCCGGTCGCCGCTGAAGGGCATATCTGCGATCTCTACTCCAAATAATACAACACAATATATGAACTACAGATACCTTAAAAACCATCGCGCTTCCACCGTAACCTCAGTCGAGGACCCATCAGCCCTATCATTCCCCAAGCCGTCGTTCGCGACGAAAGCGGAGTATCGAGCGTGGTGCGCCGACGCCAGCACCGACCACTGTTTCTATTCAATGGCGGAAGGTGACAGCCCAAACGGACGAATTAGCGAGGACAACCCCATCAACAAGCTACACGGTTTTGTGGCGGACTTTGACGCTCCAGTTGATTGGTCTAATATCGACAACATAATCAAAATCAGATGCGACGGTGGGCACATGCCAACGTGGCGGACGCGAACCCAGTCGGGCTACATACGGCTGATCTGGGAGTTCGATAGTGTCTTGCCGATTGCCCCCGCCCTAGCTGATTCGTTTATGAAACGCCTGTCCGACGGACTCAAGGCTTCGATGCTGCTTGCGGGTTTCGATAAGACCAGCCTGAAATCATCTCAGTACTTTGAGTTAGGTGAGGACTGGACTAGGATCGGTGACCCCATACCCATATCCTTCGTCAGAACCGTGCTCCTGAAAGCGGCAAACGATACCCCTATCCGCACCGAGGATACGAGTATTCCGCTCGACGAGATTGCTGTTGAAGTAGCCCGTCGGTTCCCGAACCGCTGGAAGAGCGACTTCGTTGTTGGTGCTCGCGGTCCGCTGTTCTGGATCGACGACGGCATCGACCGTGACGGGTGTCAGGTTCGGGAGGACGGAGTGATCTGTTACTCTGACCGTGCTGGCACTGGCTTTAAACCGTGGGCTTCGATATTGGGCAAACAGTTCGTAGCGAAGCACGAAGAGAAAAAGCTATCCAGTCTTCTCGACCAGTATTGGTTCAACGGCAAGGCATACTACAAGCTCCTTAACGGTGGGCCTGTCATAATCCCCAAAGAGCAGCTTGTGCTGGAGCTCCGCAAGGCGGGTTTCTGCCCCAAGCTCAAGAAGAACCAGACTATCTCTGAGGTGGAGCAAGCAGTACTCACAATATCCAACGACTGTCGGGTCGAAGAGGTCGCTCCGGTTGTCTTCTCGAAGGAGCGTGTGGTGGGCTTCAACGGCAGGAAGATTCTGAACAACTGCCGCACCACTGCCGTAGCCTTTGCCGACAACGGCGATCCAGCTAACTGGCCGTGGATTGAGGCGTTCATTACTCCTTTCTTTGCGAAGAGTGCTGAAGGACATGAGACATTACCCTACTTCCTCGCTTGGTTTCAGCGCCTATACAAAGCTGTGCTGGAGTATCGGTTGGACCAAGGACAGCTGATGATCCTACTAGGACCAGCCGGACACGGAAAGACGCTACTCACCAACAAGATCGTAGGCACATCAGTCGGTGGCTTTAGTGACGCTTCGGATTACCTGTCCGGTAAGACCAGCTTCAACCGCGACCTCTGCGGATCGGCGGCGTGGGTCGTGGACGACCAGACGGCGGCGGCTACCTATGCAGACCAGCGCAAGTTCGTTGAGCTTACCAAACGTTGCGTAGCTAACCCGAGATTGGAGTATCACGCTAAGTACGCCGACGCTATTCCGCTTCCGTGGTCAGGTCGAGTTATGATGTCACTTAACCTCGATGCCAACTCGCTCGCAGCGTTACCGTCCTTGGACAGTAGTAACCGAGACAAGATCATTGCGCTCCGAATCAACAGTGGGCACAAGGTTAAGTTCGGCTCAAATGAGTTTGTCGAGAGCACCATTAACGCGGAGCTACCATTCTTCCTTAGATGGCTCTACGACTGGCAACCGCCGATCGAAGTAAAGGATGCCAGCCGTTTCGGTGTCAAAACCTACATCGACTCGTTCATTGAAGCAGCGGCATACGATAATAGTTCACGTTCAGCGATTGCTGAAATGGTCGAATTCTTCGCTAAGAAGGTTCGCGAAACAGTAGCTCTGACCAAGTGGCGCGGCACTCTTACTGAGTTCACCGTCGTGCTGCACGAGTGTAATGGCGGTAGGTCAGTGGGCAATAGCAACAACCTTGAGTTCGTGCGTCGAGGTATGACAGTACTCGAAGAAGTTAGCCAACATAACAAAGGCATTAGGCCAGTTCGCAGCAAGGGTCAAGGTGGCGGTAAGATCTGGGAGATTGATCTCTCAGAGGCTTTCGACATCGACCAAGGTGGCGATTTCTAAATTGAGTTATCGGACCCGCCCTTTTGTGATCTTCACGGAGGGCGGGTGTAACTCCGATATAGGCAAAACATACTCGTCGGAGAACGATAGCTTACCGTCGTTAGGGTCTACGTTCCCTTTCGATAGGAACAGAGCCTTCTCCATGAACTTTTTGGCGGGCATCCACCCCACAAGCGTGGCTAGGGTCATCTGCTGGTTGCACCTAACGAAATAGTAGACATTGCATTTGCTGCTGAGCTTTCCCTTACTGGCCTCGCTACCGTACACGCGAGCAACATAATGGGGTTCCGGCACGCTCGCCGCCTTTGTTGTCTTCACGTCAACCGTAATGCCGTTCTTCAGGACGATGTCGCAGGCGAAATTGGTGTCGCCGACACGACTACCGCCAATATCGCGGTGGACAAGTATCTCGCCCATCATCCCGATCTCGTTGCCGCGCCCGCGTGAGATAGACCCCCTTAGCACGCCCATTGCTTTTGCCTCGGCACGCGCTTGTCTCCGATCTTCGCCAGACGGCTTGGTAACTATCATTAGTAAAGTTGTGTGATTCGATTGAGGTTGCCTGTGCCATACGGATCGACATTCAATCTCGGTATGGCGGCACCACGCGATGAGGCGGCTTCCTCTTCCATGAGCTGCATGCACTTGTTCCAATGGTATTCGGCGCGTTCAATGTCGGCGTTGTCTTCCATCAGACGACCTAGCAATCCTTGTTTCAGGGCTCCGACGTTGTTCACATACACGATGTCGTTGTCGGTGCGGAGGGGTTGGAAAGCGCGTTTGCAAAGAACATGTACAACGGTCTGTCCGTCGGTAGCGTTATTCAGGCGGAATCTGCGGTAGCGAGTAACGCCAGAATCCGGTCCGACTGTGGCGATGGTGGTATCCGTACTGGCAGCAGTTATACGAATGTCGTATATGTCAGTTAGCCCATCGAACTGGATACTTATCACTGAGCTGATCGGCTGTGAGAACGTAAGAGGCACGTCACTGTCTGAGACAGAGTCGGTCGTAGATGTATAGATTTTATCTCCGTCAGTCGCTATAACGGAAATAGTGCCACCGTTACTTGTACTAAAATTGGTACGTGTCGGTGACTGATCCGACGGCACGATGTGTAAAGTGTTTGTCGCGGTCTCGATAAGCCGCTTGATGGGGTGGTAGCCCGCATCAATTAGACCAAAGGACAAGTCAGTCGTACCGGTGTTCATGCCAACGGACTTAAAGTCGTGCCACAAAGATCGGACAGGAACGGGCTGGTTGTCCACGATCGTATGAAGGATGGAGTCAGCTTCGTCCGGCAAGGTGATGCAGTGGTCAACTACTGGTAGACTGTACTGGATGGTCAAGTCCCGATACGTACCCATGTTATAGATACGGGACAGGACCTGACTCAGACTCGATTTGAAGTTGCCACTAGGCTCGATATAACTACCGAGTAGCGGGACAAGCTGGTTGACTGTGGTAGCGGGCATTACTTTTTAAGCTCTTACAAGCCAAAATGTACAGGAAAAAGACGAAGGGTCAAGGGTAAAGGTTTAGGGATGTGGCCCCACCTTACTTTTGCGGCAGTAAATTTCAAGAGAACTCCAGTGTCATGGTTGTCGATCCTGTCCAGCCTCCTCCAGAATAAGCGTTTGCAGCGGCAATGTAGTCTACTAAAGCGTCAGAAAATAATTCAGATTCATTTTCCCAAGGATCTTCCCAAGGTAAGCGATAAACTACAACGGATTGAAAAATATCGAAAACAGAAGTGTTAACGGCTTTTACAGAAATGCCAACAGAATTTTCTTCATTGTCTGCACCTCTGCCACCTGATACTGGATCACCGCCTAGGCTTGATAAAGATGGAAACCATGCTGCATCAATATCTGTAACAGTTTCATCTACAGGGTCCCAAATATCTGTGTCTGTGTCTTCCCTCGTGTAGTTGGTTACTGTCTGCTCTCCGATTTTAACTGAGTCGTATAAATCACCAAGGACAAAAACAAATCTCCAAAAATGCGACGAATAATCCGGAAAATCACGCACCAAAGATTGCGTAACGTTGAACTCCCCTTGATCGGTTGGAGCTACTTTTTGGCTAGGTCCACTTTTAACAACGGGTATTTTTTCATTGAAAACTCGCGTCCATTCTGACAACTCTGAAAAATCTACATTTACTGTAGTTTTTTGCGCATTTAATCCAGTTGCTATGGCTCTTTCGTCATACTCATAATCGAGTGATCCTGTAAGTCGTAAGACTGGCAATCTATGTGGGTGATTGTTTACATAGGCTCCCACAAAGAGCACCTTTGCAGCTTTTACTGACTCGAAATTATTAGGGTATTGGCTTTGTATAGCACTCATAATAACCTAGCCGCCCAAACTGAATTAAATCCGCCGCCAATTACAACTGATATTGGACCGAACGTGAATTGGTAAGCAGATGAAACTAACCCACTCGAAAGAAAAACTTGGGCAATCGTCCGGTGGTAATTTGTGGTTGTATCGCTTGGAATGGTAGTCACCCACTCAACGGTTGAGCTGGTAATTGCTCCAGTTGTGGAGTTTATGATGACTTTTGCGAGCAGATAGTGAATACCATCTGCGGGGTTTGCTTTTTCTTGAGGTAATATGGCTACGCTGCCAAGCAAGCCTGCTTCTGATTTCAGCAAAGTAGGGCTGGCACTTACTTGAAAGGGGTAAGGTGTTGCTTGAAACAGTAACTCGCCTCCGGTAGATCCACTAACAGGCGTATCGGAAATGCTAGCTGTGGTAAATTGCTTGGTGGACTTTGAGACGAGTGGTTGTTGTTCCGAGTAAAAGTCTACGTCTCTGGGTCTTTGGATCGACCTAAGAGTATCCTGTATAAAGGAATCCATGTTTACATTCTCAGCCATGACGAAGATTAAGAGGCAAATTGACTAGCGTCAATAATTGTTGCAGAGCATTTCAACCACCCCCACTTGAACGGCTCGGCAGAAGATGACACTAAGTAATTCCCTGTTCTAGGTATATCTGAGGGGCTCGTCGCGGGAAAAGATAACGGCTTCACAAGGACGGATGCGGAAGCTCCTTTAGTTGTGGTGACGGGATCAACGTCGTCGAACTCGTCGCCTTCAAGCCGTGCCCTAGCCTGCGATACTGTTTGTATGCTCGTATAGTTGCTACCGTTAGCGACTGAAATAGGTCCGTGTATCGTTGGGGCCACATTGATTACATCAATAGTTCGATTAACCGAAAACGACCCTCCTTCGGATGAAGATTCGGCGGAAACTTTTTCGCCCTCGTAGTTTTTTATTACCGTTGCCTTTATCTGCGCGTCTGAGCTGCACGATATAGATGCGCCGAGAGTGGTGATAGTGTGTGACTTTGGTTTGAAAACAGGCCAGCGTTGGACGCTACCTACTAGTGCATTTACTCTTGATAGAAAAGAGCTTTCACTTACCGGATTGTTTTCCGAATTTAAGTAGAAGAAGTGCACTGAGGCTGAAATATCGCTACCGAAAACAGACTCAGTTTCAATATCAACTGTAGGTTGGGCTGAGAATTCCGCTCTACCGTTCATCCCAGAACTGGCATCTAGTGAGAACCCGTTCGCGTTATCAGGGTTTTTCCCCGTACCAACTGACTCCCCCTCACTTGCGCTCTCATCAATAACCCACAACACGCTAATGGATTTAAGGACTGCTGGCATCCGTAGATCAATCCTCGTCGGAACCGAGATGTGGTATTCGTTGAGAGCCTCTGTCGGAACTTCCTCAACGATCTTCAATGAGCGGTCTTCGTTTACTGGTCTGAACGAGGTGTTGGGCTCGGAGAAGTCTGTTGGAGGCGCAACCATTTGCTGCGTGTTCACCACTTGTGTGTTCAACGCGAAGTCAAATTCAGAACCTGTAAGCACAGGCCACGATTCAACCTCGACTGTTTCTTTGGTGAAGCTGCCGTCGCCTAAAGGAGTGACGGTAGACTGAACTACAAAGACGCCAGTATCGACTTCGATTTCGTCTTTAGAATACGTTTCAATTACGTTTGCTGGGGGTCCGCCTTCTACATACGCACGTCCTCCAATGAAAGAAATATCGTCTTCCGGTTCTTCTCTGGACACGATTCTTACGACCTTGATGTCGGGGTTGATCTGTTCCTCTGATACGGAAAGCTGTGTCGCAGTTAGGACTGGCTGTTCGGCGAGACCCTCGACGATTTGCTCAGTGGTTGTTTGGGGGATATTGATCTGGAATTTTTCCGGCACAACATCACTTTTTGTGGTCGTGTAGGATAATTTATATTCAAGAAAAGCGTTCTCGATGTAGGTGTGGACCTCAGCAACAAATAGAGCATTCAGCTCCTGCTCAGCTATTGGTTGCTGCTGCCTGTCGAAGAACACGTATTCTACCCCCTCAAACTTGCCCTCTGGAATATCTGGCATGGCCGTCCCGAACGGGATGTCCAATGGCTGGAAACTTTCGCGCAGCGTAACATATGAGCGTTGGACGATACGGAACTCGCGGCCACCCACGTTACCGATGACGTTCCTGTAGCCCGAAGAGAAATTGTAAAGGTCCTGATTCTCGCGCTCCGCCGCGTAGAAGAACTCAAAAATCCCGTCGCGCTCGATGTCTACTGTCTTGACGTAGACGAGCTTGTGGTCGGGCCACTTGACCGTATCCGGATGATAGGTTCCGTATTCAGGAATTAGGGCGCGGGTGCAGTCACGAACCTCGCTGAACAGGACATCCCCAACCAGAGGGGTTGGGAAGATCCTCCGGTCTTGCCGGAACGGAGCTTGTGGTAGTTGGGATATGGCCATAATTGTAGGTAGTAATCTTTATTTAGAGAACTGCCTCAGCAACTATCCTAGCTCTTTGCGCTGTTATGTTCGCTACATCCGTATGGTTAGCCACGTAAACAGCAACCTCTTGGTTATTTGCGAGGGAGATCATCCATGAAGTGACTAGCTTGGCGGCATCATTCACATTGTTTGTAAAAGCACGGCACTCGGTTTCATCCCTCGCAGACAAACTCCCAGCCACGCCCGCGTAGAGCTTGATCCCAAGTATATCGTTGGCGCTTGCGGTGGCGTCAACACTGGCATAGATTCGGAACACTCTAGTCGCACCAGAAGTATTCCTAATGGAGAAAGTGCTATCAGCGCCCAAAGTCATATTTGTGCTCACCGTGCCATCCAAGGTCCCCGCATTTCCGAGTGGGTAGTAGTCTCCAGTTGAAGATACTGTTACGGCCGTAAAGCTGGTCGTCTTGGAGATCTGACCTCTAGCTACAGAGACTTGATTAGTTCCACCGTTAGCTACTGGTAGAGTCCCTAAAATATCAGCAACTGGAACGGTCGCGCTCGCAGTCATCGCTGTCGTTCCGGTTCCTTTAACGTAACCAGTCAGAGTAACCGCGCCAGTTCCGCCGCTGGCGACGGGTAGAGTCCCTGAAATATCAGCAACTGGGACGGTCGCGCTCGCAGTCATCGCTGTCGTTCCGGTTCCTTTAACGTAACCAGTCAGAGTAGCTGCGCCAGTACCGCCATTAGCGACAGGCAAAGTGCCTGTCACATCTGTCGTGAGGGCCACCTGCCCATAAGAAGGGGCAGTGAGGAGTCCGGTTGAACGAAGCACAGTATTAGCCGCCCCACTGGCAAGTTTGGATAGAGCCGTAGCGCCACTGGCATAAACAATATCGCCAATAGCATACGAAGACTGTCCTGTTCCCCCATTGGCGACGGGTAGAGTCCCTGAAATATCAGCAACTGGGACGGTCGCGCTCGCAGTCA